TGAAAAATATAAAACCAAACTCAACGGAACATAGTATTTATAACTTTGACTCAGTATTCAATGACTTAAAACAAAACAAACTAAATGGATTAAATTCTTTGATTTGGTAATATTTATTCTTAGGAGAAAATTATGTCAGTAAAAACAGAATCAACAAATTTATTAAATTACATCACAGGTAGTGCGGGTGGTTGGCCAGTAAATACTAAAGTTGGAATAGTAGGAAACCTTGATTACTTAGTTGAAACAGGTTCAAATGATGTGTATTTTATTGAAATGAATACTAATATTTCATTAGATGGTTCTATATCAGACCAAACTTCAATGTATAATAAAGTATCAGATTATGCTAATGAACAAGATTGTGAGACTTGTTATGTTTATGGTGTTCACGAATCATACAAATCAAATCCTACTTCATATCAAAGAGATTTGATAAGTTCAAGTTTTGCAAGACACGGAATATCAGTAAATTTTGAATATAATAATAGTACATCACATACATATTTTGCTCAAAGAACAATGGAACAATACTCAGGTAGTTTTCATTTATTTGTACAATCACCTTTTTATAGTGATGATAACTTATTTAGTATCGTTAGTGGTTCATACAATAAAATTAATTTTAGAAGTATTGTAGGTTCTTCACCAGAATCTAATAGTTTAATACCATTATTTGATTCATCATCACCATCAACAAATGTAAATAATCCTGATTTTATTATTAAAAATCCAAGTTTAGATGGTGGATTTATTAACAATTATAAAATGTATGATTGGAATGGTTCTAATTCAAGAATATCTCAGGCATTAACATCTGCGAGTTCCGCTGGACATATAGTTGAAAAGTTTATTGTAATGAGTGGAAGTGCACAAAATTTAGAAACGGGTAGGTTTGTTTATTTAACCACACCAACAAAACAAGTAGAGTTAAGAAATGATGTAGTTCCACTGTTACATTATAAATCAGATGGGAATGATGGATACAATATCAAATCATATGGAAGAACGACAGCTAGTGGTAGTTTAATTAGTATGTTTGATGGTTCTACAAAACAAGTTCAAGATGTAGAAGTTGGAGATGTAGTTTCATCATATTGGCCAGATGGTATGAGTTTAAGTGATATAGATTATAGAGATTATACCATCACAAACTTAACAGGTTCTATGAGTGGTTCAATTGTAGTTGGAGTTTCATCAGATGAAAGAACTGAACATTATTTATTAAATGGAACAAAAATATTATCTAAGTCAAGTTTTATGGCTGGAGATTCGGATTATTTTGTTAAATCAAGTGGAACTTGGGGTTGGAAAAAAACAAGAAATATTTCAGTAGGTGATTATCTACTACAAGGAGACGGAACAGAATTAGAAGTTACATCACTAACAGAACATACAGGCTCTATGACCTTTTATTCATTGGATGTAGAGGATATTGATACTTATTTTCAAAGTGATATTTTAGTTCACAACATACCAAAGAGGTAATATGAAATATAATGATGGTTTTAAATATTCAATACAAATTCCAAACTTTCTTTCACCAGAAAAGTGTGATGAATTAATCAATGACATAAAAAATTCTGAACAAGATGTGATTGGTTGTGTTGGAGATGAAAGAGGTGGAACTGCAATCATACCAGAAATTAGAAAAACTAATGAGTGGTATTTGTTTGACCAACCTGATAATAAATTTAGACCAGATAAAGTAAACAAAGATTGGAAATGGTTACAAGATAAAATGTTCCAAATGGCCAATATCGTAAATGATAAAATATTTCAATTTCACATCGAGGGTTGTGATGATGAACTAAAACTTATCGAGTATACAGAGGGTGGATTTTATGGTTGGCACACAGACTTCAACGCAGGTAGTTGTTCCAACAGAAAATTAGTAGGGATAATCCAATTAACAGACCCGAGTGAATATGAGGGTGGAGATGTTCAATTCGGTATCCAAGATAAAGATACAAAAGAGTGGTATACAATGAACAAACTAAAAGGTTCAATAACTTTTTTTCCGGCTTTCTTGTGTCATAATGTTGTTCCAATCAGTAAAGGTAAACGATATGTTATTCAAGAAATATTCGTTGGAGACCATTTTAGATGACACAAAACGATAATTTTGAGTGGTATGTTCATATACCATTTTTAAGTGAAGAACAATGTGATGAGTTGTTATTACAATTAAAATCAGAAAATGGTTGGTCAAGAGCACAAGTTATAAATCCAAACACTTTAGAAGAAGAAGAATCTGAATACCGAAAATGTGATGAGTTATTTTTAAAGAAAAGTCATAATAAAGAAATAAAAGGAAACTATGATTGGATTTTAAAAAAGTTAGATACAATTGTAAAAATAACTAATAACAGAATTTGGAACTTCGATATACAAGAAACTTCTGGTGATTTCAGAGTTTTAAAATATAATATTGGAAACGAATTTGGTTGGCACTCAGGAACAGATAAAGGTTATCTATCGTTAAATAAAATAACTTGTTTAATACAATTATCAAATCCAGAAACAGACTTTGAGGGTGGAGACTTACATTTTGCGTTTCAAGATGATGATGGTAATTTTTTTAAAGCACCATATAAAAAGGGATATTTATTTATGTTTCCATCATTTGCGAACCATATGGTAACTAAATTAATTAGTGGAGAGAGGTATATAATGAGAGAAACTTATCTTGGAGAACCATTTAAATGATGTATGAATTTCAAAAACAAGAAAAATTTAAGTTCAATGAGTGTAGTATAATGGATGGAAAAGATATTGTTATGCACGAGTGGGAACATCCAATGATGAAAAAACACGCAGAAATAGTTTGTCAAAATGGTGGTGATATTTTAGAATTAGGATTTGGTATGGGAATTAGTGCGGGATATATCCAACAACAGAATATTAAATCACACACCATCATTGAAAAGGATAAAGATGTTCATAAAAGACTTTGTAAGTGGGCAGAAGATAAACCAAATGTAAAAATAATCTTTGGAGATTGGGTTGATAATTTACCAGAACAAAAGTTTGATGGTGTATTTTTTGATACCTATAATGATATAAACAGAATGTTTTTACCACTAAGGTTATTATCAGTATTCAAAGAAACTACTATTGTAAGTTGGTTTAATACATATTTAGCTGAGGATAATATATATTCCAAAAGTTTATTACAAAATAGTTCAGTAAAATATCATAAAGTAAACATTAAAATACCTGAATATGTAGATTACTTTTTAAAAGAATATAAAGATGAATATTTTGTTCCTGAATGGAGTATTGGTGAAAACGACACAAAAGAAAAGTATATGAAAATATTACATAAGATGAGAAAATGATGAAACAAAATAATAATTTTCAATTTGTAATTCATAGAGATAATTTTTTATCAAAAACACAATGTGATAATATTATAAAATTATTTGATGAAAATAAAACATCAAGTTCAGAATTAGCTGGTGAATATAATGGCTCGTTATTAAATAAAAATGTTCGTGATGCGAAAGAGATTATATTTGAAGATGATTATATTAAAAATAAAATAAAAATGGTATTAGAGTTGGCTAACTTATCTATATACAAATATAATATACAAGAGTTAGAAGATGTAAAGTTATTAAAATATAATATTGGTGGTAAATATAAATGGCATACTGATGTAGGTTCTAAAGAAACTTCTACAAGAAAATTAACTGCTATTGTTCAGTTGAGTGATGAACAAGATTATGAGGGTGGAGATTTAGAATTTGGAATCACAGATGAGTTGGGTGAAAACAATTATGTTGCTACTAAAAAACAAGGTAGTATTATTGTATTTCCATCATTTTTATCACATAGAGTGATACCTATTACTAAAGGTACACGATACTCATTATTAACTTGGATGAACGGAGATAGTTTTGTATAAAAAGAACAAAGATTTTAAATGGGCGATAGCGAGAGATAATTTTTTGACTCAAAATGAGTGTGATGAGATTATAGAAAAAATAAAAACTCAAAATAAAATGTTTGATAATGAAGATTTTATTGAAAGAAATGGTAGTTGGGTTGATTTTAATAATGACCCAATTAAAGATAAAATATTTAATGTAGTTAAAGTGGCCAATTCTATGTGTTTTAAATTTAATATAGGTGGAGTTGGTGGTTGTTACGGAAAACATTACTTTGCGAAAGATTTCGAAAAGTTATGTGAAAATGGACCACTACATTCAGATTTATCACCTGAAGATAATAAACTAGCTCACGGTGATTATAGTGATGAGGTATTTGAAAAGGAAATTAATGTATTTGATACCACCACAAAATTAACAGCTATTGTTTTTTTGAATGATGATTTTGAGGGTGGAAACTTAGTTATTTGGGATGCTCCTATTAAAGTAAAACCAGGTAGACTTGTTATTTTTCCATCTTTTGCAGGTCATAGGGTAGAGAAATTTACAGGTAATGATAGATTTGTTCTCGCTACTTTTATTAAAGGTGATTACTTTAAATAAAATTCATTTTCAGAAAAAATTAAACTATTTATATAAAAGGTTCTAAAATGTCTAAGAGTTTATTCGACCACATAAAACAAATAACAAATGTACAAAATACATTGTATTGGGATTCACTTTCTGATGGTGATAAGAAAAGTTGGAGTAACTATATGGTTCATCGTTTTCTTAGTATGAAATCAGAATGGATTCAAGTAGTGAATGAGATACAAAAGTATTGGGAGTTGGCTCCTAAGAATGTATATCAGTTTTATATCGATATAATTCCAAGAGGTAGAACATTTTTAAAGTATACGAAATCAAAAAAGAAATCAAAAGTTGAGAAGTGGGCAATGGAACACTTAACAGATTATTTTGAGTGTAGTACAAAAGAGGTTGAGGATTACCTTGAAATATTAACCAAAGAACAAGTTACCACAATCATTATGAAGTATGGTGTGGATGACAAACAATTGAAAAAGATATGGGTGAAGTAGAATACAAAAATAATTTAGAAAGAACACTTGAGTATTTTCGTCATTTTGATAGAAAAGGTTTGTTAAAGAAATTAGTTAATAAAGATGAACCTGTAATTCTTGATATTGGTGCGAGTGTAGGACAAACATTAAAAGAATTTAAAGAGATTTGGCCAAATAGTTATGTTCATTGTTTTGAACCTTTGGTGGAATCTTACAATGAATTAGTTAAAAATAATTTTAAAAGAGTAAAGTACAATAATTTTGCATTAGGTAATGAAAACTCAACGAGAAAAAAGTTCTATTACCATAAGGTTCAACCAATGTTAAGTGGTTTTGAAAAAATAAATAAAAGAAGTAAAGATAGTATTGCGATAAATAATCCATCGATGGCTGGGATTTCAAAGGGTGAGTTTGTGAAAAATATAAATGATGAAATTACCGTAGAAGTAAAAACATTAGATGATTGTTGGTTTAGTGGAGATATAGATATAATAAAATTAGATGCTCAAGGTGGAGAATCTAAAATTTTTGAGGGAGCTCAAGAAACTTTAAAAAGAACAAAAGTAGTTTTAACAGAATTACACTTTTACGATTTATATGAAAATAAAAAGAGTTTTAGTGATATAGAAAAATACTTACATCCAGCCGGATTTCGTTTATATGATATAAGTCATATTAGTAAAAATCCTATGAACGGTAGAACAGATTGGGTTGATGTAATTTACACAAAGGAGAAGTAATGGCAAATAATTTCAGAAATGAAGAAAAGTTTTACCTACAAGAAATTGAGTGGGGTGTTAATTCAAAAACCAACACCACTTATATGAATTATGAGTTTGATATAGATAGTTTATATAGTACGATATTGAAATTAGATTATCTACAAAGATGTAATCCAGGTACTGATATTAATTTAAATATTGCTTCTTATGGTGGTGATGTTTACGCGATGTTAGGTTTAGTAGATTATATCAGAGGATTAGATGTAAAGGTAAACACACATTGTGTTGGAACTTGTATGAGTGCCGCTTCAGTATTGTTGGCTTGTGGTACAGGTACAAGAACTATGACAAAACATTCAACCGTAATGGTACACGAGGGTTCTACATTTGAGGCAGGTAGAAATACTGATGTTAAGAAAGGTGTAGAACATATTAGTGAGTTACAAAAAGATATTAATAATTTATTGGGTGAAGTTACAAATAAAGAAGCTAGATTTTGGGAACTCACACAAAGAAACGATACTTACTTAAACGCAGAACAATGTGTTGAATATGGTATTGTTGATGAAATTAAATAAAAAAAGACTTGACACTTATATCTAAAGTGTTGTATATTAACATATAATAAATTGGAGAATAATATGGTAAAGACTATTAAAGATAGTTCTACATTCACTATGGGAGATGCACATACAAAAGTTATTGATGATGTCGGTCAAGAATATGACCCGACAGATGTCGTTGGTTATATGGAAGAACAATATCCACAAATGACGGAAGAGTTCAAAAAAATTCAAAGAGAACAATATGAATTATTCCTACATAAACAACACGATTATGGGCCACAGAATATTGCAGTAGGACAGGAATTAAAAAATGATGAAGAGAAACGATTATCCTTGATGGGTATTTGGTTTAGGATTAATGATAAAGTAGAGAGAATCAAAACTCTTATTATGAGAGGTGATGATGGTTCACTTAAAGATGAGGGTTTGGTAGATAGTTATTCAGACATCTCAAACTATGGAGTGATGGCACAAGTAGTAGCGAGAGGTAAATGGGCAAAATAAGTTATTCACAATTTGCCAAGTGGGACAAATGTCCTTACACTTGGAAGTTAGATTATGTTGATAAAGAAACAACATTCTACGGAAATATTTATACCTTATTCGGTACTGCAGTTCACGAAACTATTCAGGCGTACTTAGTTGCGTATTATAATAAAACAATTAAGATTGCAGATTCATTACCATTAAGGGATATTCTACAATACAGAATGGAAGAGAACTACAAGATTTGTAAAGAACAACACGGTGATAATTTTGAAGTTACATTAGAAGAGATGAAAGAATTTTTCAATGATGGTGTTAAAATTGTAGATGAGTTTCTCAAAAGAAAATCCAGTCATTTTCCAAAAAAGAATACTGAGTTAGTTGGTATTGAAATTGGATTGGATTATGAGTTACCAAAAAATATGAAGTTCGTAGGTTATATGGATGTCGTTCTACATAATAAAGTTACAGGTCGTGTAAAGATTATTGATATCAAAACTGCAACAATGGGTTGGAACAAATACCAAAAGGCAGATAAGAACAAAACTAATCAGTTGTTACTATACAAACATTTCTTCTCAAAAGAAAGAGATATTCCTATCGATAAAATAGATATTGAATATTTAATATTGAAGAGAAGATTGTATGAAAATGCAATGTATCCACAAAAACGATTACAAGTGTTTTCGCCAGCAAGTGGAAAACCAAGTGTTAATAAGGTTATGAATAGGTTACAAGAGTTCATAGATGAGTGTTACGATGATGAGGGTAACATACTTGCAAATGAATATGAAAAGTGTGCAAAACATAAAAAATGTATTTTGTGTAGAGACCTATAGGAGATAGATATGATAAGACAATCTTATAAATTTTATTTACCTGATATTATTGAGTTAAATAAACATACAGAGTTTAGTAAAAAGTTGAATGAGATGAATCCAACAAGGATTTACTTTTGGTATAACGAGGGTGAGTTATCATCAAAAGAAGTAAAACAATTTACAGATGAATGGCAAGAATTAGAACATAGTAATTTCAGTACTAAAATCAGACCATACTTTTTTGATAACTCAAATGATTTTGTAACTTGGGATTTTATACCATATAAATTACTTGATTTATACAAGGGTAAAATGATGTCTTATTGGAGATATCAATGGAGATACACCAAACGAAGTGATATATTTAAGGGATTAAAAGAGGCAAAAAGTATTT